GTGACATTGGTTTATATGTCTCTGAAACTTTGGCAGGAGATAAAGAAGTGAGCAGATACCGCAGTTACGGCAAACTAGACGATCCATTCGTGACAGAAGGGGATACTTTCTTTCTGCGGATGAATGCGCGTCTGCGACCTAATCAGTTAAAGCCTGGTGAGGTAGCCCTATCCAAGAATGGTCGCATGAATGACGATGGGACATGGCAACCACGCAAGGGATTATCGACTCTGTTTGGATCGATCACCACAGGCGAGGATGCGATCCGTTTGCCCTATATTATTTTATCCGCATCTCGGTCATCCAATGTAGTCACCGCAGTGTTGGACGAAACCCCTAGCCTGTCTTTCATCGTTGGGGATAATATCACGATTGATGGGTTAAACTTCACAGGAAATAATCCGAATGGCACATTTGCTTTAGCCTCAGTTAACTTCAATACTCGCACAATCACCTATGCATCGTCAGGTACTAATGAGGTATTTAATACAGTAGGCTCATCACAGAGATGGAACGATATTAATATTGATTGGTCTGACATGGATCAGCCTTGGATCTCGTATAATCCCGTTGGTAGAACATCAGTCGCATCGATGGGTAATTCGATTACTACGACTATTAACTATGTGGTTACTGCGGCATCTAGGTTAAGTAATGTGGTATATCTTACGCTACAGGACACGCCTGCTTCAGAGTTTGTGGTCGGAGGGACAGTTCATGTGGATGACATTGATGCATCAATAAATGGTAGTCATACAATCACAGCAATTAACACATCTGCCAAAACAATAACTTTTGCCGACACAGGGGCAGATACTACTTTTCCTGTTAAGAGTCCAAATGTCGGAGATACATCAGTCGCATCCACCACAGAAAACTTTACCCTCAACGATGATGCGGTAAATGCAGTTTATGGATCAGCAGTATTTAGTGATGCTACCTCAGAGAATGATGACTTTATTTTCTCAGCATCAAATAACTTATGCATAATTATTAGGCTTAAAGATTCAAAGCTATATAAGTGCCGATACGAGCAAGGTGGGGAGACTGTGGATGCACCATGTGGAATGACTCAGGGATTCGATAAGATGTTCATATTCAGAACTCGCAAGACCACCCTATCCGCGAGTCCTGTTCTAAACAGAGTTCAGATTTCGGAAGCAACTCAGTCGGGGCAGACAATAACAATTACCACTGAGTCTAATCATAATCGCTTAGTCGGTGACTTTGTCACGCTCACACGATTGGGTAATTGGGAATACAATCCAAACGACTGCTACCAAGTGGCAAGTGTTCCATCCTCCACCGAGTTGACAGTCACTATGACTCAGTCACAGACGAAAGAATTTAATGTCAGTGGCGCACAGGTGGAATACTTTGAGGATTTCGCCAAGGTGGCAAATGGTGCATATACTACCAATCAATACCTCACAGATACTTCTGCTGTTTCGTCTGACGGCGTGGTAACGATGGATGTGGCAAATCATGGTTTATCGGTAGGTGATTCATTGGTTATCCAAGACGGACAGTCACCATTTGATTTATATATAGGTCGAGAGGTTCGGGTAACTACAGTGCCAACAGTTAATCAATTTACATTTAATTTACCCGTGGAAGATAATACCTCCCACTCTGTCACGCTTACAAGGCCACTCGCTATAGGCAAAGGATTTATCCATCAGCCTGCGGCTCCGTTTGGCGAATTTCATCAGCGTAGGCTATGGGTTCCGTACCAATATACATCAGCAACCTCCCCAACGGATAGAGGAATTAGGGACGAGCTAGTGGCCTCGGATATCTTAGACTCTGATACATTTGACGAGATCGGAAATCAATTTCGCATCTCATCAGGTAAGAGCGATTTTATAGTAGGGATTAAAGGTTTCACGCAGGATTCGGTAGTCGTATTCAATCGTAAATCCATTCATCTAATGACAGGTGTGAGTGGATCTCTTGCCGATGTAAAAACCACAATGGTTACAGACGAGGTCGGAGCATCTGCCCGTAAATCAATCGTGCAAGTGGCTAATCAGATTTTATTTCTATCTGACCAAGGGATATACAGTGTGGACTTTTTTGATCAATATCACTTGCGAGGTACAGGCACACCGATCTCAGAAACGATTCAGCCTTTCATCGACCGCATCAATCAGGACTTTGCCCACCTGTCAGTTGGCGTTTATTTTAACAACCGGTATTTTTTGGCACTTCCATTAGATTCAAGCGTAGGCATAGGTGATGGTAATAAGCTGAATACTATTTTGGTTTATAACTTCATCAACCAAGGCTTTGAAAGCATTGATACTGTTGACTCTGAAGCTTTCGCAATACGCGATTTATTAGTAGCACGGGAAGGCTCACAGAATGCTCTTTACTTAACCACTGAGGAAGGTGGTGTCCATAAAGTGGATGCGATTGAGGGTAATGATTTTGTCTTAGAGCAAGTCGGGCAGGAACTTTCCAACGAGCCGGGTCATAGAGTGATTAGCCAACTGACTACTCGTCAATACGATGCCGACTCCCTAGATCGTAAGACATTCAGTCGAGCAGAATTACAGTTAAAATCAAGCGATGTAAATCCATCGGATGGAAACATACAGTTTATCGCAGAAGACCCTGACTCGGTAAGCGAAACAAACACTTTATCATCTTTACTCGGTAATGAATTAGATACGGCAGAAGATACATCTGTTCGACTACGAGTTAATAAAAGAGGCTTTGGTATACAGGCAGACTTTCAGCCAACCAATGGCAGACCCTATGTTCGTGCAACACGGGTAGATGCTAGGCTTTCAGATCGATCAACCACTTCCGTGCAATAGGAGAAATAACAATGGCAATCTTACAAACAGGACAAACTTTTTCATCAGGTGATCAGGTCACCGCTCAAAAGCTGATGGATATCGCTGATTTGGCGACATTCAGTGACCCGGCTGATGGTGCAACTATCATCGCGAATAACGCCACCTATGGTGTAGATGGAGGGGATGGTAAGCTAAAGGTTAAACCCAATGGTATTGGTAGTAACGAACTACTTAGTCACGCATCTGTTGATGCCAATCGTGCAGTCACGACTAATCATATTAAGGATCAGGCAGTTACATCTGCGAAGCTCGCACCCTCAGCGATATCGTCACTCATGCCTACAGGTACAGTCATGCCATTTGCAGGTACTGCTCTCCCTAATGACGATTGGTTGTTTTGTGGTGGGCAGTCGGTTGCAATTGCAGATTATCAAGCATTATACGATACAATCGGAATCACTTATGGGGGTTCAGGTAGTAATTTCAATCTGCCTGATCTAAGAGGTCGAGTGATCGCGGGTCGTGACGATATGAATGGTATTAATGCAAATCGCCTGACATCATCTTCTGCGGCAAATCTAAATGGTGTAGCTTTAGGTGCAAATAATGGTGATCCTGGTGACACAGGTAGAGGAACAAATGGTTCTCAAGAACATACCCTCACAACATCAGAAATTCCCGGTCATACACACTACGCCGTAAAGAAGAATTCAACTGATACCGATAATTATATATTAGCTGGAGACGAAGTTTTAGCGGCAAGTGGCCCTGCTAGTAATATTAATGAGAGGTATGCGCTCACAGAGACAACAGAAGGTGATCCTGACACAGCTATAACATCTAGCACAGGAGGTGACCAAGCTCACAACAATGTCCAACCAACAATCATTTTAAATTACATAATCAAAACTTAATCGCCATGATGAAGAATAAAACAAAAGATCCATTGGCAGAGGCCGCTCGGCTTTTAAATGAGAATGCTCCCGAAGGTGAGTCACTCGCCTACATTAATTCCGCAGAAGCAAAGATGCTTAAAGATGCCGGAGGGGCAGGCGAGCCGGTAAACAGTTCGGGCGTTCCATCGTTCTTTTTAAATAAGCTTTTTGGTGGAGGAAAGAAACCACCTCCCATGCCAAAATTTGATGTCGGTAAATCTGCTCGCGAATATGTATCCGCGATGGCAGACCCCGCTTTACAGGGTAAACTCTTAGAGACTCGTCAGACCTACGATCCTCAGTATCAGGACTTACAGATGAGTCTTGCTCAGCGAGCCGCTGATCCGATGGCACAGCTTGCGGAATCAAATGCCATGCGCGCACAGGAGTTTGGCGGTCAGATGGCCGAGCGTCAGGCAGGTACTGATATATCTCTGATGAATCGATTTGGTGCCGACATGACCCAGGCTTATCGTTCATCCGATCCGCTCATGCAGGCTCGCGTGGAGCAGGCTAATCAGATGGCCGATCAGGCATTTAGAGAGTCACAGATTCAGGACTTATCTCCTGAAATGAGAAGACGGGCG